ACAACTGATTTTGCACATAATGCAACTATAGGTATTGCTGGAACTACTTTAACAACTATTACAATTAATGTTGGTAAATCGGGTATTACTACTAGTGATCCAATGTATAATAATGCAGTCTCTGTAGGAACAACAACTGCTAATACAATTACATTGAATATTGGTAAAGCACCTGCAGAAAGAAGATTTAAAGTCGAATCTGCAACTTATGATGGATTCACTGGATGGATGACATTAACTGTAGGGCAGCATAGTTTACATACTGGAGAAATTGTTAGACTTGCTAATGAATCTATACTCTTTACTTGTTCTAGTGATAATTATGGTTCTATAAACCCATATCCAAGAACAACTGATCCAATTTACGGTGGTGTTGGTATTGCCTCTACAACTCCAACAACAATTAGAATGAATGTTGGTATGGCTCCTGTTGGTAAGAGATATAATCACCAATTCGTTGGAATTGGATCATATAAAGAATTCCAGTTAACTGTTGATGAAACTTATGCATCTAAGTTCTCTGGTTGGAATGTTGGAGACTTCTTAGCTCTTGATGATATCACTCCATTCTTTAATAATGATAGAAGATTATTCCCATTAGCACTTAATGGTGATAGAGTATCATTCTTCGCAAAAGCAAATGCTGGAATTACATTACAAGCAAACTTACTTGTAATTATTAATGATGTTTTACAGACACCTGGTGAAGGATATACATTTACTGGTGGTAGCACATTACGATTTACAGAAGCACCTAAGGGTGGTGTTGCTGGATTCACTACTACAGGAGATACCTGTAAACTATTGATGTATACTGGTACTCAATCTATTGACGTTAAGACTGTTGATGTACTTCCAACTCTTAAAGTTGGTGATGATGTCCAAATGTATAGTGATACTGATATAACATTTAATCAAGATGAACGTCTTGTTATGGATGTTAAGTCTGCTGATACTATTATTACTAACAACTATGCTGGTCAAGGTGTATCTCCAGACGAACTATTGGCAAGACCAATTAATTGGTCAAAACAAAATGTAGATAAGATTATTGATAATAAATTTATTCCTAAAGATAGAGTTTATTATGAACCAAATATTCATCCATTCTCAAATATTCTTGAAGATGTTGGAATAAATTCAACTTCAGCATTTGTATATTCTGTAAGATCTCTATTTGATGATCCTAAAGAAGCAATGCTAGTTTTAGACAGTGAAAAAGTTGATTTATTATACAATGTTGACGTAGAAGGTTGTAAAGCAACTTCTACAATTGGTTCTGGTGGTACTATTTCATCAATTAATATTACTACTGCTGGTTTTGGATATACTGGTAATCCAACAGTTACAGTTCAAGATCCATTTAATCCTGTATTGAGTACAGATGCTGCTACTGCAACTGCTTCAGTAACAAGTGGAATAGTTACTTCTATTGTTGTTGGAAGTGGTGGAACTGGTTATGTATATGGACCTTTAACATCACTCTCAATAATTCAGCAAGGTCTTGGATTCCCATTCTTAGATCAGACAACTAATAAATTTGTTCAGGCAAAATTAAAGACTAAGACTGGAATGGGTAGAGGTGCTACTGCTACTATTGAAATTAATGTTGCTAATTATCAGATTGGTACAGTATCTGTAGTAGATGGTGGAACAGGTTATCAGGTTAATGATGAATTATTTGTTGATACTTATGATAATGTTGGATTGGGTACTACTAATAGAAGATGGGCATTGACTCAAAGAATGGAGTTTAAGGTTGGTTCTATTACTGGACCAGAAGTTATGATTTCTCCTCCAACAAGGAAAAACGAACAGTGCCCTAAGACAACATATGAAGGTGATTATGGCATAATTGTTGGTGTTGGCACAACAACTATTGCAGGTGTTGCATCAACTGGTATAACATTTGACTTCTATATTCCACAAGATTCTAAAGTTAAATCTGGATTCTCTTTAGTACAAAGTGGTATTCAGACTGGATATTTATTTAATATTGTAGGATCTGGTGTAAATGGACCTGTTACTACCTTAAGAGGAGATAATTCTGTTCTTGGAATAGGAACTACTTGTATGGATGCAATGTATGAATGCGTCCATTATTCTCATAATACTAGGTTTATTCCATCAGAAGTGAGTGGTAATTCTGTTGGTATTGCAACAACGGTTACGACAGTCGTTGCTAAGATTTCCAGTTTTGATAATGTTGTTGGTTATGGAACTACTTCGTCATATGGTGAGTACACATGGGGTAAAGTTAACTTTACAGTTAGACTCCAAAAGCAAGCATTTACTGCTGTTCATGGAACAAGTCAAGCGGGAATTGTAACCAACCCTGTTATTCGACGTACTAACCCGCTCAGATTTAGCGGTTACATTACATAATAAATAAAACATAGCAAAACCTTTACTCGAAAATGGCTGCGATTATAACTGATCAGTTGAGAATCAAGAATGCAAGGTCTTTTATAGACAAAATTCGTTCATCAACAGATTCATTTTATACCTTCATTGGTCTTCCAAACGCCACTGAAAATAAAACTGACTGGGATACGAGTCCTCCTGCTCCCAGAGATTGTTTTGATGACGAGAATTTTTATTGGGATACAATGATCGCAATGAAAAAGATCTCAGCAGATGACATCAGACCTGTTGTTCGTAAGCTCTCATGGGCATCGGCAACGATCTATGACATGTATAGACATGATATTAATAGAAATAATCTATCAGACTCATCAAATAAAACTAGTTTATATTCATCTAACTTCTATATTGTAAATAGCGAATTTCGAGTATACGTTTGTTTGCATAATGGAATAGATCCAGAAAACCCAAATGGTAAACCATCTTTGGATGAACCTAAATTTACAGATTTAGAACCTCGTGTTGCTGGTACTTCTGGTGATGGATACATTTGGAAGTATCTTTATACTATTAGTCCTAGTGATATTATTAAATTTGACTCTCTTAACTTTGTTCCTCTTCCTGTAGATTGGGAAACAAATAGTGATTTTACAAGCATTAGAAATAACGCTAAAACTAGTGGTCAAATTAAGGTTGCTACTATTACTAATAGGGGATTCTTAGTAGGTCCACCTAATACAACATATACTAGAGTCCCTATTAAGGGTGATGGTAGTGGTGCAGAATGTACTATTGTTGTTAATAATGACTCCAAAATAGAATCAATCACTATCTCAAATGGTGGTAGTGGTTATACTTTTGGTTCTGTTGACCTAGTTGGTGGTAATGTTCCAACAGGTAGTACAACTCCAATATTTGATATTATAGTTCCACCCCAAGGTGGTCATGGATATGACATTTATAAAGAGTTAGGTGCATCAAACGTACTTATATTCTCAAGAATTGAAAACGATGATTCAAACCCAGACTTTGTTACAGGAACAAAGGTTGCTAGAATTGGAATTGTTGAAAATCCAAAGGCATATGAATCTACATCTGTAATTACAGATGATAGGGCAAGTGCTCTTCAAGGAATAGTATTGAAGGGTTTATCACCCAATGATGATGATTATAAGACAACTACATTTACAAGTAATAGTTTTATCACGCAACAAGTTGGAACTGGTCAAACTGCTGTTGGAAGAGTTGTATCATATGATAAAACTACAGGTGTTCTTAGATATTGGCAAGATAGATCCTTAGTTGGATTTAATACTGATGGTACACAACAAGCATCACCAACATATGGATTTGAATTAAATCAATTTAGTGGCGAACCTGTTACTGGTGGTAATTTAAAGATTGTAGGTGGTACAAAAGATTTATACATAGATTCAGGATTTGGATCTGCTAGTAATCCAGGTATAAGTACCGTCATAAATAATAAAACATATTATTTGGGACAAACCTTTATCAAGGGTGTTGCAAATCCTGAAGTAGAAAAATACACTGGTACGGTGCTCTACGTTGATAACAGACCTTCAATCACAAGATCTGCTAACCAGCGAGAAGATATTAAGGTTATTTTGCAATTCTAAGGTAATACAAGACAATTATGGCACAAGAAATTAATCTCAATGTATCGCCTTATTTTGACGATTTTGATACTACGAAGGACTTTCATAAAGTTTTATTCAAGCCAGGATTACCAATTCAGGCACGAGAGTTAACGACTTTACAGTCGATTCTTCAGAATCAAATAGAACAAGTTGGAACTCACCTGTTCAAGGAGGGTTCTTGTGTTATTCCTGGACAGATTAATTATAATAATACACTTTTTACTGTTGAAGTTGAGACGACATTTCTTGGTATAGACCTTACAAAATATTGGGGATATCTATCTAACCAAGTGGTTAGAGGTTCAAATTCTGGTGTAAAAGCTAAGATTATTAGTACTTTGCAAGGGGCATCCGATAGAGGATACCTTACAATGATTGTGTCCTATCTTGGTCAAGGTGTTAATGATAAAGAGCAATTTGATGATGATGAATCACTACTACTTGATGAAAATGTAGTAGCAGAAGATACTAATATAACATTACAAGCAGGACAAGGATGTGCTAAAACTGCTCCTTCAGATGCATCATCTATCGGATCTGCAGTATTTTTATCTGATGGTGTATATTTTATACGTGGTCAGTTTGTACGAGTTGAGAGTCAAACATTAATATTAGATGCTCGTAGTGATACTCCAACATATAGAGTTGGTTTAGAAATTGAAGAGACTGTTATTACATCTAGTGAAGATGTTAGTCTTACTGATAATGCAAAGGGATTTAATAACTTTGCTGCTCCAGGTGCTGATAGATTAAAGATAGGTGCATTCTTAGTTAAGAAAGATTTAGATTCTGAGAAGAATGAAAACTTTGTTGAGTTAATGATCGTTCGTAACGGATCTGTATCTCATATTGATGATAAAATTAAATATAATGAACTTGGTGATGAATTAGCAAGAAGAACATATAGTCATGCTGGTGATTTTTATGTTAAACCATTCCAAATCTCTGCAAAAGAATCTTTAAATGATAAGCAAGGGAATAATGGAATATTTAATTCAAATCAATTAACATATAGTAATAATAAACCAAGTTATGATTTAGGTACTTATAAAATCTCTCCAGGTAAAGCATTTATCAAGGGTTTTGAAGTTCCTGTAAGAAATGTTGTATATCTTGATTTTGAAAAGACAAGAACAAAGAAAACTTTAAAAGACCAAGCAGTAAACTATTACACTGGTCCAACGTTAACTGTTAATAGAGCATATGGTGCTCCAAAGATTGGATTTACTACAACATCTTATATTAGTCTTAGGGATGAGAGAATCGGTGTTAGTGGGCATGTAGCAGGTGGTAAAGAGATTGGATTAGCAAGAGTTTATGACCATGCTCTAGAGTCTGGATCATATTCTTCAGCATTACCTCAAACTAATGAGTGGGATATTACACTTTATGATATTCAACCATATACTGAACTTACATTAAACCAAGCAGCAACTTTAACATTACCAACTTATATTAAAGGTAAGGCAAGTGGTGCTACTGCTCACTTAAGATTTGCAACTAGTACGGGTATTGTTACTGCATATAACTCATCTGGTTCCTTTACACCAGGTGAGAAATTAATTTTTAATGGTAATGATGACAATAGAATTGCTGTTGCAGTAACTGCATATTCAGTAGCTGATGTAAAATCATTGAATAGTTCTGTTGGTGTTGGTACATTTAATGCTGATGTCAAGCATAAGGAAAAAATTAATTTTGGATCATGTCAAATTGCTCCTAAAATTGGTACGGCACCTGGTTTATCAACAGTTACAAGTACAGGTATTTCATTCTTCCAGAAGATAAAGGTTGGTGATCTTGTATCTTATACCAATCCAGCAGTCAATACTGGTGCATCTCCTATTAGATCATTTGCACTTGTTGATTCTATTGTTGATGGTGATTCAATTAGAATCGCTGGTATTACCACTGTAGCGGGTGTTTGTGATGGTGGATTACCTACAGTACAAACAAGTGTAAGTGAATTTAAGCTACTTGGATCTAAATTCCAGTCTTCTACAGACAACACTTTATATACACCTCTTCCTAAGAAGTGGATATCAGATGTTGATGTAACTGAGTCATCTATTACAATTAGAAAAGAGTATGATGTAACAATTACTGCTAATGCTACTAATACTATTCAAGCAGCACAGAATGAGACATTCTTACCTTATGATGAGGAAAGATATGTTTTAGTTAATGATGCTGGTGTTACTGAGGAATTAACAGCAGATAAACTTCGTTTTACTAATGGTGGTAGAGAATTAAGAGTATTTGGATTATCAGCTACTGCTGGATCTGCAAGATTAATTGCTACACTACAAAAAATTAATATTAAGAATAAGGTTAAAAATAAGGTTAGAACTAATTCAATTGTTGTTAACAAATCAAAATTAGTAACTTCTGGTGTTGGTACAACATCATTAAATGATGGATTGAGTTATGGTGAATATGGATATGGATTGAGAGTACAAGATAAAGAAATTTGTCTTGGTGAACCTGATGTAACTAAGGTTTATGCTGTATTTGAGTCTGGTGCTCTTGCAGATCCATTATTACCAACAGTTACTTTATTCAACATGAATGGTCCTACTGGACGTGTTGATGATTTAATCTCTGGTGAAGAATTTGTTGGTAAAACAACAGGTGCTATAGGAATATACATTGAAAGAATTAATAGTACTACAGCATCATTTGTATATCTTAGTGATTTAAGATTAGAACTAAATGAACAGATTGAATTTGCTGAAAGTGGAATTGTTGGAACAATTAATGATTTTGATCCAGGAGATCCCGATATTAAGGAAAGATTTGTTTTAGATGGTGGTCAGAGAGAGACTATTTGTGATTATTCTAGACTGGTAAGAAAACCAAACAGTAAAGATCCTCGTAAGAAGTTAAGAGTTATTTTTGAATCTGCAGAGTTTGCATCTACTGATGATGGTGATATTACTACAGTCTCTTCTTATGATCAGATTGATTATTGTGTATTACCTAGTATTAAAGAGGGAACAAGAATAACTGATGTTATTGATATTAGACCAAGGGTAACAAACTTTAATTTAGATCAAACTGGTGTATCACCATTTGAATTTAATGCGAGAGTATTCTCTGATGCCACTAACTCTGCTAAAAATGTTCTAGCATCTGATGAGTCTATAAGAATTCAATACTCCTATTATCAAGGAAGACTGGATAGATTATATTTAACTAAAGGTGGAGATTTTCAATTAGTTAAAGGTATTCCTGCTGATGATCCATTACCACCAATACCTATTGAAGATGCTCTGGAAGTTGCAAATATCAACCTTCCACCATACATTTGTAATGCTGAGAATATAGAAGTTCGTCTTAAGTCTCATAAGAGATATAGGATGCAAGATATTGCATTATTGGAAGATAGAATCCAGAACTTAGAGTACTACACTGCACTTTCTCTTCTAGAATCTAATACAGAAAGTTTGTTTATTCCTGATAATGCTGGATTAACGAGATTTAAATCAGGTATTTACGTTGATAACTTTACTGGAACATCAACTCAGTTGAAACCAGGTAAGGTAACTAATAGTGTTGACCCAACAAACCTAGAACTAAGACCAACACACTTCACTACTGAAGTTGATATGTTGATTGGATCTAAGTCCTTAATTGGAATTGGAACTACTGCAAGTGCAACTGCAGACCCAAGATTTGTTACTGATTTAGTTGGATCTGGTATTAGAAGAACAGGTCAGTTATTAACACTAGACTATAATCCACAACCAGAGATTAAGCAGGTTTATGCAACTAGAGTTGAGAATGTTACACCATATCTAGTAACAACTTATACAGGTAATATTGTACTATTCCCATCATCTGATATTTGGATTGACCAAGTTAGATTAGCACCACAACAGATTCAAGTTGATAACTACACTCAGACACGTAGACAATTAGAGTTTGATGGTTATGACCCACAATCAGGTTTAGGACCTGTTAGATGGGGTGCTTGGAATACTACATGGACAGGATCTAGTGCTACTACTGCAAGTAATACTGTTCAAACAGGTTCTAGTTCTAGAAATAATGGAAGTGCGATTGTAACTACAAATAATTTTGAGACTACAACTACTACAACCACAACTAGAACAGGTACTTCTAATAGAGCTGGAGAAAGACTTAGAATTAGTGAAGTAACTGATGTTGTAAATGAGGGTGATAGAATTGTAAGTACTGCTATTATCGCATTTATGCGGTCTAGGAATATTGAATTTACAGGACGTAAGTTTAAACCACTAACAAGACTTTATGGATTCTTTGATGGACAAGATGTAAACTCCTTTGTTGTTCCTAAACTTTTAGAGATTAGGATGATAAGTGGTACGTTCCAAGTTGGTGAATTAGTTACTGGAACAATGGCAACAGGAACTGTTACTGGTGTAAGTCAGTCTACTCCTTCAATAACCTTTAGAGTTGCAACATCTAACCATAAGATAGGACCAATTGCATCACCAACAGATGTTTATACATTAAGTCCTTATAACGATCAATATACTATTCCTGCCACATATTCAAGTTCTTCAATTCTTCTCAATGTAGATACCGTATCTCTAGCAGATAATACTCAGGGTCTTTACAGTGGATGGATTAGAACTGGAATGAGACTTCGTGGTTCTAATGGTGAAGCAGAGATTATAGATGTAAGATTATTCTCTGACCATGTAGGAACAGTTTTAGGATCATTCTATATTCCTAATCCAAATGTTCCTTCTAACCCATCATTTGAAGTAGGAACCAAATTATTCAGATTAACAAGTAGTTCAACCAATAGTAATATTGGTGGTATGACAGGAACCTTTGGTGAAGAGCAATACTTTGCTCAGGGTACACTGAACAATATGCAAGAGACCATTAGATCTACTAGAAGACCTAGATTTGATGTTCAGACAGCAGCAGAAGCTAGACCTGCAACAGAAGTAACGTCTACACAACAAGTAAACACAAGTAGTACAACATCAGTCGTACCACTACCCCCTCCTCCTCCACCTCCACCACCACCCCCAAGTCCTCCCCCAAGGCCAGCACCTGTTATTCCTCCAGCCCCACCAAGGCCAGTTGAAGTAATAATAATATCACCTGCTCCTCCTGATCCTCCACCCCCTCCTCCTCCACCTCCACCTCCCCCACCTCCAAGACCACCAGATCCCCCTGCACCACCTCCACGTCCTCCGAGGGGTGGTAAAGACCCACTGGCTCAATCATTCTCCGTACAGAATGGTAGTGGTATGTTCGTAACGTCTATTGATGTTTACTTTAGAACAAAAGATCCACTACTACCCGTAACGGTACAGTTGAGACCTATGATCGCTGGTGTACCTTCAGAAGAGGTATATCCATTTGGTGAAGTAATTCTTGAACCTAAAGATATTATTGAATCTGTAGATGGTGGAACACCTACTCAGATAACATTCCCATCACCAGTGTACTTACAACCTGGAACTGATCATTCAGTAGTTCTACTGTCTCAGTCCAATGAGTATACATGCTGGATTTCAAGAATGGGTGAAGTTGACATTAGTACTCTAATGCAACCAGAATCAAGACAAGTAATTGTGTCTGCACAACCAATGCTTGGTTCACTATTCAAGTCACAGAATGGTTCAACATGGAACCCAAGTCAGTATGAAGACCTTAAATTTACACTTTATGGTGCTAAATTTATGGAACAAACTGGAACTGTATCATTCTTTAACCCAGAATTAGCAAAAGGTAATAACCAGATTGCTACTTTAGTTAAAGACGCATTTGAATTTAATTCTAAAAAATTGATTGTATCTACTAATGATATTGTCAATACATCTGGATTAGTTCTAGGTAATACAGTTATTCAGAAGGAAGGTAATGCACGAGCAGATTATGTTGGTGCTGGCGGTTCCGCAACAGGTGACTTAAGCATAATTAATGCTGGTATTGGTTATACACCTTCAGATGGTAATCAATTTACATTCTCTAATGTTGCTTTAGCATCCTTTAGTGGAATTGGTAAGAACGCAACTGCTGATATTACTATCGGTGCTGCTGGTGGTACAAATGGTGTAGCAATTGCTGCAACTATTAACGCTGGTGGTTCTGGATATCAAGTTGGTGATGTTCTAACCATACCTACAATTGGTAATGATCAGTTGGGTAGGAATATGCAACTATCATTAGGTGCAGTTACTGGAGTCAATGATTTGGTTCTAGATAACGTACAGGGTGACTTTGAAATTAGTAATTCAAAACCACTTCAATTCATCAGTCCTTCTACTGGAATTACCACTATGGTATCCGTTGGATTTGGTTCTGATGTTGTGATTAGCGACCTTGCTCTAAATTCTCTAGAAGAAGATGGAATGCATATTAAAGTGAACCATAAGAACCACGGTATGCATGAAAGGATTAATAAGGTAGTCATTAGTGATGTTTTATCAGACACTAAGGCAACCACATTAACTGCAGAGTATACTAATGCTAGTTCTGCTGCCATAGGTATTGCTAATACTGAAGGATTTGAAGTTTTTGAGAATGTTGGCGTTGCTGCTACTAACCCTGGTTATATCAAGGTTAATGATGAAATTATTTCTTATACAGGAGTTTCTGGTGGATCATTGACTGGAATTACTAGATCTGTTGATCAAACAATTCCGTTTACATATCCAAATAAAACACCAGTTGAAAAGTATGAAGTTAATGGAGTCTCATTGAGACGTATTAACAAAACTCATAGTTTACAAGATGCAACACCTCAAAGACCTATAACTCTTGATTCTTATTATTTGAAACTTGATATGGGTACTACATCTGGTACTGATAGAAGTACTGGTGTTGGATTCCCTAAATTATTCATTAATGAGTCTAAATCTACTGGTGGTGATGGAATACACGCAACACAGAATATCCAGTTTGAAGCAATTAAACCTATTGTTCAGACAATGGTATTACCAAATACCACAATTAAAGCTGAACTTAAAGGTACTAGTGCAACAAGTATTGATGGTGCAGAATCCTCATTTGTTGAGACTGAATCAGTCCCAATTAATATGGAAGATGATACATTCCTTGAAGCACCAAGAATGATTGCATCTAAGGTTAATGAACTTGAACAGTTAGATTCTCGTCCTGGTAATAAGTCATTAGAAGTGACATTCACATTAGCAACTGCTGATAGTGATATCTCACCTGTTATTGACTTAGACAGAGTTGGTATGGTGCTTATTAGTAATAGAGTTAACCAACCAATCACTGATTATGCAGGAGATTCTAGAGCGTCAACTCTTGTAGATGATCCAACAGCGTTTATCTATGCAAATAAACCAATTGCATTAGAGAATTCTGCTACATCTATTAAGGTTCTATTAGCAGCATATTTGAACACATTTAGTGACATTAGAGCATTCTATGCAATCTCTGATAGTCCTGAATCTGAACCAGTTTATTATCCATTCCCTGGATACGGTAACTTCGATGTTAATGGTAATATCCGTGATATTGCTAAGAACAGTGGACTTCCTGATAAGAAGATTCCTAAGACCGATGTCCTAGCACATGGAAGTGATAACATTCCGTTCAGTGATTATGAGTTCACTATAGATAACCTTCCTGAATTCAGGTACTTTAGTGTCAAGATTGTAGGAACATCTACAAATCAGGCATACCCACCAAGAATAAGGGATCTAAGGGCAATTGCTTTAGCGTAATATGGAACAACGTTTTTTAAAAGTCGAGGGACATAGTTATCTTGTAAGAGATACTCATTCCAATGCAATAATTAACGTTGATAAAAGAGGGCATGATAAGTATCTTGCCCTACGTCGCTTAAAGACAAAGGATGTTACTAGAGTACAAGATCTTGAATGTGAAGTACAAGATCTTAAATCTGATATAGGTGAACTTAAAGATATGATAGGCAAATTATTAGAAAAGTAAAATGGCAAAACCAACCAGTCGCCAAACTTTAATAGACTATTGCAAGAGGCAACTTGGTGCTCCTGTATTAGAGATTAATGTAGCTGATGAACAGATTGATGATCTGGTGGATGATGCTATTCAATTATTCCACGAACGTCATTTTGATGGTACTACTCAAGCATTTTTGAAGTATCAAATAACTCAAGATGATATAGACAGAGGTACTGTTGAGTATCCACATGAAGGAGGTAAAGTAGGTATAGCAACTACCTCTGTAACTGATACCATTCCTGGTCAAGGTAATGTAACCTTTAATTGGTATGAGAATGGTAATTATATAAAGGTTCCACCCTCAGTTATGGGTGTAACAAAGATTTTTAAATTTGAAGGTGGTGGTGGACTTTCTGCTGGAATGTTCAGTATTAAGTATCAGTTATTCTTGAACGACATTTATTATTTGGGATCAACTGAACTATTAACATATTCAATGACCAAGAGTTATCTTGAGGATTTGGATTGGTTATTATCAACACAAAAACAAATAAGATACAATCAAAGAGAAGATAAGTTATATCTTGATATTGATTGGAAGTCTATTGAAGTAGGTACTTATATAATTCTAGATTGTTATAGGGCATTAGACCCTGCAACTTCTGAGCAGATATGGAATGATAGATTCCTAAAACCTTATTTGACTGCTGTAATTAAACGTCAATGGGGTGTTAATTTAAGTAAGTTCCAAGGTGTTAAATTACCAGGTGGTATTGAGATGAATGGAAGACAAATACAGGAGGATGGTCAAAGAGAGATGGATGCCCTTGTCGAGAAGATGTCTTCTACATACGAGTTGCCACCTTTAGATATGATAGGTTAGGAACATGGCACTTAATCCATTCTTCCTTCACGGATCTAAAGGAGAACAGAATCTTGTTCAGGACTTAGTAAATGAACAACTTAAGATGTTTGGTGTGGAAGTTTATTACATACCAAGAAATTATGGTGCTGAAAAAACAGTCATGGAGGAGGTCTCCAGGTCCAACTTTGCTAATGCTATTCCTATAGAAGGATATGTTGAGACTTTTGATGGATATTCTGGAGCAGGAACACTTCTATCTAAGTTTGGTGTTCAGGAATTAGATGATCTAACATTGATCATATCTAGAGAGAGATATGAAGAAGAAATACAAAAACGTATAGAACCATTAAAGGGAGTTAAGTTAGCATCTAGACCAAAAGAAGGAGACTTAATATACTTCCCATTAGGTGATAGATTGTTTGAGATTAAGTATGTTGAACATGAGAAACCCTTCTACCAATTACAAAAGAATTATGTCTATGAGTTGAGATGTGAACTATTCATATACAACGATGAGGAAGTAGATACTGGAATTGACTTTATTGATGATAACGTAGAAGAGGAAGGTTATATTCAGACAATGACCCTTGCTGGAATAGCATCACAGGCAACTGCGGTAACAACTCTAGTTGATGGTGGTGTTCGTAATATTATAGTATCAAGAAGAGGTTCTGGATATACACATCCACCTCAAGTTGCATTCTCTTCTGCTCCTTCTGGAGGAACAAATGCAGTTGGTGTTAGTTCTATGATTAGTGGTCTTGTAGACTTCTGTGAACCAAATGCAGATTTATCAAGAGTTCAAGCAGTCAATCTGACAAATCCAGGTTCTGGATATACCGTTGCACCTAGAGTTGGTTTTATGACCGATACTGGAAGTGGTGCATATGGTGTAACAAATATTGCAAATGGTGTTTGTGGTATTATTACTATCACTAATGGTGGTGGTGGGTATGTCGGAATACCAACAGTTGCATTTGCACCTGATGGATATAGTGGTATTGGTAGTACAACTATACCAGCGGTAGTTAAAGCAGTTGTATCTGCTGCAGGTTCAGTTACTGCACTTGTTTACGAATCTTGTGGTGGATGGTACACTGACACTCCAGAGATATTAATTGCACCACCAGTACAAACTGGAGGAACTGGTTCATTTAATAGAGGAGAAGATATAGTTGGTACAGCAAGTAGTGCAACTGCTCAAGTTAAGACTTGGAATGCTGTTACAAGGGAGTTGAGAATTGGTCAAATTGTAGGAACCTTCCAAAAAGGAGAATACATTGTTGGGCAAGAAACTTCTACAAGGTTCTGTATAAGTGATCTAAATAGTGATGATCTTCCAGAAACTGGATATCCTCAAAATGCCACTATAGAATCTGAAGCAGATAATATTTTAGATTTTAGTGAAAGTAACCCATTTGGAAATGTATAATTATGTTTGATCATTTTTACCACCAGATTTTTAGGAAAACTGTAATTGGATTTGGTACACTCTTCAACGGTATCACAATTCATAGAGATGGTGATTCTACAGATCCATCTGCGATTATTAAAGTTCCATTAGCATATGGACCTACTCAGAAGTTTTTAGCAAGAATTGAGCAACAACCAGATCTGAATAAACCAGTATCTATGAGTTTGCCAAGAATGTCATTTGAGTTTACTGGACTCGAATATGATACTTCTAGAAAGGTTGGTGCGACACAAACATTCGTAACTTCGATAAAATCTGATAAAAAGGATGTTCGTAAGGTCTATATGCCTGTTCCTTACAACATGCAGTTTGAGTTGTCAGTAATGACTCTCTTAAATGATGACGCTTTACAAATCGTAGAGCAAATACTTCCATATTTTCAACCTAACTATACAATTACGGTTGATCTAGTAGATACTATTGGAGAGAAAAAAGATATTCCAATCACTTTAGATCAAGTTGGATTTGAGGACAACTATGAAGGAGATTATACTGCAAGAAGGGTACTATTGTATACTTTAAGCTTTACTGCTAAAACATACTTATTTGGTCCTGTTCCAACTACACCAAAAGATCTTATCAAGAAGGTATCTGTTGGTATTACACCTGGAGAAGCAAGTGCAGCATATGGTTCTGGTCGTCAACTTACATATGCTACACCAGTTGCTACGAAGAATTACACTGGAGATGTTATTGCAAATCTCTCAGAAGATGTTCTTGCAACAGCAGTTATTATTCCAGTAGATGATCCAGCAGGATTAGCAGAACAAACATACATTGAGATTAATAATGAGACAATGTATATTACTGGTATTACTGGTAATAAACTAACTGTAAAACGTGCTTCTTATAATACATCTGCCATTGAACATGTTCGTGGTAGTGATGTTAAAGGAATTACTACTGCTGATAATGCACTTATAGAAGCAGGAGATGACTTTGGGTTTAGTGGATCTTAATCATGAAAGATAAATTTGAAGAACTAAATGATACTTTTGATATTGAACCTGCAGTGGAAACTGAGGTTGTAAAGGACAAACCCAAAAGACCAGAACCAGTTGCTAAGAATAAGGATAAGGATATTGAAAAGGATTATGAGTATACTCGTGGTAATCTTTACAGTATTATAGAGAAGGGTCAAGAAGCATTAGATAGTGCTTTAGAGATAGCAGTTGATCAAGGTCAAGCAAGAGCATTTGAGGTTGTTGGTCAACTTATTAAATCTGTTGCTGATACAACAGATAAGTTGGTGGATCTTCAGAAAAAAATTAAAGAGATTGAAGAAGAGAGTCCAAAAGGTCCAACTAACGTAACTAATGCAATGTTCTTTGGTTCAACTGCAGAATTATCTAAGTTGTTGAAAAAGAATAAAGCAGAAGAAAAAGATAAATAGAAAAAACTGCGTTTAGATATGGCGAGTTTTGCTATTGATAAAAAATCTCATAAAGATGCTTCTAAGCAATCTAAGATTAGGAATATGACTAAATCGTCTAATCCTAATGAAGTTGCTGTGGCAAAAAAGAAATTAAAATCTAAAATCGAACTTCCTCCTAATCCACAGATTGAAGGACTTAAGATTGTAGATTTAATTGTTACTGAGATTAATAACGACGTATTTGAAGACCATATGCACAAGTCATGTGGTAAAGGTAAATACTATTGTTATACCGATAAAAAGTGTAAAAAAGTTCCTTCTGGATACCATGTAGGTGGTAAAGGTCGTCTTGTTCAAGACGATGATGATCAGGATGAAAATGACACTAATGGTAATGGTGGCAATGGTGATGGTGGTGATGGTGGCGGTGGAATGGGTGAGAATGTAATTCTTCGCACATGCACTGGTGAGAAATTTGCTGAGATTATTGATCTTATTAGACCTGAGGATGTTATGCCTAAAATGAAGGCAGCAGATCAATGGGTTAATGAAGAAGATACTTATGATCAAGCAAAAAAAGAACTCAAAGCAACTAAAAAGGCAAGAGATCAAAGGCATCGAAGTGTTCATTCACCTACAGATACCAAAGGTAATGTAGATGTTAATGAAAATCTTGATGATAAAAGAAGAGCAAATGTTGCAAGACAAAAACAACGTGCTACTTCATTTACTCAGTCGAATCAACAAGCAAACGCTTCTCAAAATCAAGCAAAAGCAAGAGCTGCTGCTGCAGAGGCAAATGCAAAAGCAAGAGCAAAAGAAAGAGCAGACATCTCTAAAGAAATAGCTGCTGCTACTCAAAAAGATGAATCTTTTAAAAAACAATCGGGGGAACTCCAAATGACAGTTGATGAAGCAGTAAGGCTACCATCAGAATTCGGTCA